GATAGCGCCGAGCCAAAGAGCATCAAGGAGCTGCAACTATTCGGCTGGAACATCAAAGCCACAGCAAAAGGACCGGACAGCATAATGGCCGGTATCGATATGCTCAAGCGACACAAGCTCTACATCACCAAGGGAAGCGTCAACCTGATCAAGGAAATGAGAAACTACAAGTGGATAGAAGACACCAACGGAAAGATTCTAAACAAACCGATGGACCAATACAATCACGCCATCGACGCTATGCGCTACGCTACATACAACAGAATGGCTAGACCGAACTACGGTAGATACGCAGTAAGATAAAACAGAATCGAAAAAAACAGTTATTTATATATGCAGGTTGAAATCATCATACCGGAAGGTCTCCACGAGATAACCCTAGGGCAATACCAAAGATTCGTCTCGCTCAAAAGCGATGACGAGATGTTCCTAGCACAGAAGGCAATAGAGATCTTCTGCAACGTGCCGTTGATCATTATCAACAATATGCCCTACAAGGAAGTGACCAGGATCAGCAGCCGCATATTCGGATACTTCGATAGCAAGCACGCCCTAAAGAAAAGCGTCACCATAGGAGGAAAGGAGTTCGGATTCATACCGAACCTCGAGGACATCACCTTCGGAGAGTACGTCGACCTGGACACCACGATACCGGATTGGGAAACGATGCACAATGCAATGGCGATCCTCTACCGGCCCGTGATAAGCCGGGCCAAACAACTCTACAAGATAGAAGACTACGAGAGCAGCCATAAGTACAGCGAGACAATGAAGGAAGCACCTATGACGATGGTCTTCGGTGCCCTGGTTTTTTTTTGGAGTTTAGGAACGGAATTATCGATAGCTATGATGGAGTCTTTGGAGGAGGAGATGAATACAGCGTCCAAGCAAACTTCGCACGAAAGTGGGGATGGTATAGCAGCTTCTATGCACTCGCTAAAGGAGACGTTACAAAGTTTGAAGACGTTGCTAGGATCAGCATCCATACAGCTATGATGTACCTAGAGTTTGAGAAAGAGAAGATAGAAACAGAACAAAGAATGCTAAAGAAGCAATGACAGGATACTACGACTTACTAGAGAAACTAAAGACAAGCCTAGAGGCCAACCCAAGCATCACTACGGTGACGACAGGAGACCTCCTCGAGGTAGACCTGGCGAAGCAAACGATCTTCCCACTAGCCCACATCATAGTGCAGAACGTAACCTTCTCCGATCACGTGATGACGTTTAACGTCAGTATCTTATTTGCTGATATAGTGGACTTCAACAAGTCCAACCCAAGGGACGGAGAGATCTTCAGAGGAAACAATAACGAGCAAGACGTGCACAACGCAATGCTCCAGGTGGCCAACAAGCTATGGACGGATATGAGCAGAGGCACAATCTTCTCGGATCAATACCAGGTAGACGGCACGCCTACAGCCGAGCCATTCGTTGAGCGCTTCGATAACGAGCTAGCAGGATGGGATATGACACTAAACATAAGCATACCGAATAAAGACATCAGTGCCTGCGTTTGATCCAAAATACCTGCAAGAGACCTTCGATAAGTTCGGTAAGTACGTCGTGCAGCAAGCACGGACGAACCTCACCAAGAAGAAGAAGAATGTAAGCAAGAAGCTCTACAACAGCATCGGCTATGAGAGCAAGCCGAGCAAGAGTGGAATCAGCTTCAGCTTCGCATTCTCAATGGAGGAGTATGGAGACTTCCAGGACAAAGGGGTAAGTGGTATCAAGAAGAAGTACAATACACCGTACAGCTACCGAAACAAGAAACCACCAATCGGACCAATAGACAAATGGATCGTAAGGAGAGGATTCAAAAACATAAGAGACGAGCAAGGCCGATTCATAAAGAGACGCAGCCTTGCTTTTGCAATACAAAACAAGATATATAGAGACGGCATCAAACCGTCTCACTTCTTCACACGAGCCTTCACGCTCGGGTACAAGAGAATGCCACAAGAGATAAGAAAAGCCTTTAAGCTCGACATTGAAGAGTTTATGAAATACACCCTAAAAGATATATTCTAATGCCCATTGTATCACCACAAAGTTTAGTAGGAGCAAGAAGCCCTATATACATTACGGCTAACTATTCCTCTCTAGCCGCATCGCTTACCGATGTGACATTTGATATTTTTATTTGGACAGGAGCAAGAAACTCACGTCCTGCTTCAGCACAGTACACGCTGTTCCGTGACGTGTTCGCAGGAAACGATGTATCCTTCGACATTGCGCCAATGGTCAGAGAATACCTATCAAACAGCTACGAAGGATTCGATGCTACGGATGTGAGCTACGCTCCGGACGGAAGCGTAGTATGGGTGCAGATAGACTACGAGGTCAACTACATCAACAAGGCCACACCACCACAGACCATAAACGATACAGGAAGCAGCGACATCTTTGAATCAAGCAACGGATACCACATCTTTATTGAAGCAGCAAACAAAGAAGTGAATAAAGGATTCGCTAGTGTCAATGCTCAAAAATACATCAAGAATAACGGCAATGAAACAGTGCCGGTATATCTAGGTAAATGGGGTGAGGGATACGACATCTATTGGGCATACAAGGACAGAGTGATTGCTGATGGAGGAACGGTAGAAGGCACTACCCTATGTGCTAACATCGGTCTCGAATACGTTGAGATCCTAGGAGACGGAGGATACAACATCGACATAAGAATCACAGAGAGCCAGCTCCAAAACCTTCAAGCAGAAGGAAGAGTGTTGCTACTGCCTTGTGGTGTAAGTAATCTAGGCACCTGGGTAGATAGCGTTGGTGAGGTATTAACTTACACCAATTACTACGAAATCAACCTGAAGGATAAAGACGGAACTACACTAGACACACGTAGGTTCTATCCTACTTGTGAAGCGAAGTACACACCAAGCGTGATGCAGTTCATCAACAAAAATGGAATGTGGGAAAGCGTAACATTCTTCAAGCGCAGCGAGGAAACAATAGACGCATCAGGAGAGCAATACAGAAAGTCAATAGGATCATCATCAGCCCTGGGATTCAGCTACTCAACTACCAACCCATTGTACCAACGCTACAATGTGAACGGAAGAAAAAGATTCACGCTCAATACCGGATGGGTAGGTGAAGACTACAAACAGATCGTAGAACAAATGCTAATCAGTGAGCGAGTGATGCTCGATGGATTGCCGGTGAACGTATCAACACAAAACATCACGCTGCAAAAAAGCGTGAATGACAAAAACATCAATTATACCGTTGAGGTAGAAGAAGCATTCGACATACGCTATGTATAAAGTAGGGCTATATATCGACGGACAGAGAGCCGACCTATTCCAAGACGAGGGAATAGAGATGAACCTGACGGTGCAGAACATCAAAGACCTCGGAAAGGTCTTCGGTGACTTCAGCAATGGATTCACGATCCCAGCGTCTCCAGTCAACAATACGATCTTCAAGCACTACTACAACGTTGACGTCTCCGGAGGCTTTGCTGCCGCACAGCGAGTGACGGCATTCATCGAGGTAAACAACAATGTCTTCAGACAGGGAGTCCTAGAGCTCGAGCAGGTACAGATGAAGAAAGGAGAACCGTACGCCTACAGCGTATCGTTCTACAGCAAGACAACAAGCCTAAAGGACCTCATAGGAGAGGACCAGCTCAATGACCTGGACCTATCAGCCCAGGACCACACCTATAACGACACCAACATCGAGACAGGGATCAATGCCTACGTCAGTGGAACAGACAATGCTGTGATCTACCCAATGATCACTCCGGTAACGAGATGGTACTACGACAGTCAAGGATCACACGGTGACGGAAACATCCACTACCACAATGATCCGGACCACGGTGTAATGTACTACGACCTTAAACCAGCAGTCAAGATCAAGAAGATCATAGACGCTATAGAGGCAAAGTACGGAATCACCTTCAACAGCAACTTCTTCGACAGCACTGACTTCGGCAAACTATTTATGTGGTGCCACCGTCGAGCAGGGTATATGTTCAAGGACCAGCCCAATGGGAAGGAAGCAGACGTGATCATCTTCACGTCGGGAACAACAGGAGACTACAACCTAACTACGCAAGAGTACACAGTACAGACAGCGCAGGAGTCCGAGATACGCATAGCCTACAGCATCACATCATCAGACAGCTATAAGATTCAGATATTCATCAATGATGAGCTAGCAAGTAGCCGGTCACATACCGGCAACGGATCAGCAACTATCTACCTAGGCACCCTAAACATAGGAGACAGAGTACAGCTACGCTTTGCCGTCCCTGATGAATGGGACGGATCAACAGTGTCGATAGGATTAGTAAGTGCCGATGTAGAATACTTCTACTTGAGCAGCTGGAACCTTGGAGACTCCGTATCGAAGATCGGCCAGGCCATTACTACCCAGGTAGTAATATCGGACCAACTACCCGAGCAGAAAGTAGTAGACTTCCTATCAAGCCTAATAAAGCAGTGGAACTTGGTGATCGTCCCAACGTCACCAACGCAATATACAGTAGAGCCACTAGACGATTGGTACGCTGCTGGAACAACACACGAGATCACTCAATACGTAGACACGGAAGAGGTGACCATTAAAAAGCCCGAGCTATATCGAAGAATCTCATTCAGCTATAACGAAACGGAAGCAATCCTCGGAGAGACATACAGGCTTCAAAACGACATCGGCTATGGTGACCTACGGGCCGACTTCACATTCGATGCAGACGAATTTAATATTGAAGTGGGCTTCGACAATATGCTCTTCGAAAGGCTAACGGATATTTATACAAACGGAGTAGGCCTAACCGAAATCAACGTTGGCCAATGCGTGACTAGAGAGGAAGAACCGTACATAGGTAAACCAATTATATTCTATGCAGCAGGCAACCTGCGTATAGCATTAGCAAATCACTGGAGCTACACCAATATGAGCGGCAATGCTATTCAAAAGCAAGATATGTGGCTCATAGGAAACGTAAACAGCTCCACAGCAGAATCAGTGACGCAAACGCTAAACTTCGGAACCGAAGTAGATCCATACTTGCTCCAGGGCTTTACACAGAGCCTATACCAAAATTATTGGAGAGACTACATCACGGACCTGTACAATTCAAGCAGGAGAGTATTCAGCTACAAAGCACAGCTACCGTTAGGCGTGATGTTAAACCTCAAGAATAACGACAAGCTAACGATCCTAGAACGTAACTACATCATCAATAACGTGAAGCTGAACCTGACCACAGGTGAAGCAACACTAGAGCTATTAAACGAAGTGTAATGGGATACCTAAAATACATCATCAGCGCACTACCCGAGGTAGAAGCAAAGACTGAAAACATAGCGATAGCAAAAGGCAAATACGAAGAGCCAAAGAACTGGAAACAATACTTTAAAAGACTGAAGAATGGCCATTAAGGAAACGGTACAGATAGACGTAGAATCCAATGCAACGGACCAAACCAATGAATTGGTAGGTGCGATCAATGAGCTCAAGGATGCTATCAAAGAGATGTCCTCCGGCCTTGAGAAAGGCCTAGGAGACGTCGACAAGGGCCTCAAGGATACAAAAGACAGTGTCGAGGCGGTAGGCGAAACAGCAGGAAAGAGCGAGAAGGGCGTAAGCAAACTCTCCAAGGCCTTCGGTAATATCGGAAAGGCATCAGGGATCATCTTCCTTGTGGAGAAAGCAATGGAGATCCTATACGATCTCTTTAATAACAACCAAAGAGTAGTGGACGCCTTCAACACGGCGTTCAACTTCCTGCAAATAGCCTTCAGCGACTTCGTCAAGTTTATCGAGAGCAACATAGGAGGCATCACAGGATTCTTCAAAGACATCTTTGAAAACCCGGTAGAGAGCATAAAGTCCTTTGGTACGGCAATAGCAGAGAACATACTCGAGCGCCTGTCAAGTATATTGGATGTTGCCGGTTATGTTGGAAAGGCACTTAAAAGTTTATTCACAGGAGACTTTGCCGGTGCCATAGAGAACGTGAAAGAAGCAGGTAAAGAAATGGTCGATGTCTTTACCGGAGTAGACAACTCCGCAGAGAAGATAGCAGACGGCACCAAAAAGATAGCAGGAGCCGTAGTAGACTATACCAAGAAGACATACCAGGCAGCAGGAGCAATGACCGAGCTCAACAAGCAAGCCGAACTTGCTGATGTCATCAACCAGGGACTCATCGAGAAGTACGATCTACAAGCGGAACAACAAAGACAGATCCGTGACGACGAGAGAAACACCATCGAAGAGCGCATCGCAGCTAACAATCGCCTAGGGGAGATCCTAGACGAGCAAGAGGCAGCAATGCGAGCAAACGCACAAATCCGACTAGCCCAGGCACAACAGAACGCTAAACTTGACGAGAACAACATAGAGTTCCAAAGGGAACTGATTGATGCAAGAAACGAAGTAGCTGCAGTAGACGCACAGATCGCAGGATTCAGATCAGAGCAACTATCTAACCAGGAAGCACTCGAGCGTGAACTGCTCGAGATCGCACGAGGAAAGAAAGAAGCGGAGATCGAAGCCAATGAGATCAGCAAGCAAGCAGCAATCGATGCAGAGGAAAACACCCTGAAAAGACTCGAGCTGGAAAAGGAACTAGCAAAGGCCACAAAGGAATCACGAGTAAGCATCATCGAAGACGAGCTGGCCCTAACGAAGGAGGGCACAGCACGCTACCAGGAACTCCTAGACGAGAAACTACTCCTCGAGACAGAATACGCAGCAGAGAGCAAGCGTATCGACAGGGAGACAGAGCTAACCAAGCGTGAAGAGCGTGAGCAAACCATACAGATGGGCTACGACCTTACCAAGCAAGGCCTCGAAGCGGCAATGGCGCTATCGGAAGCCTTCGCTGGGGAAAGCGAAGCACAGCAGCGTAGAGCATTCAACGTACAGAAAGCACTATCAGCAGCCAACACCGTGATCAGCACAATCGAAGGTGCACAAAATGCATACACCACAGCACAGAAGAGTCCTATCACAGCAGCCTTCCCTGCCTACCCGGCTATCCAGGCCGGGCTTGCAACAGCATTTGGTATAGCGAAGCTCAAGCAGATTCAAAACCAGCAGTTCAATGCGAGCAGCGTGCCGTCGACAACGTCGGCACCGGCAACAGTTGGATCAAGAACTCCTCAATTTAATATTGTAGGAACCAGTGGAATTAACCAAATTGCACAAAGCCTAAACCAGGACCGTCCGGTAAGGGCGTATGTGGTAGGAAGCGACGTATCAACACAACAGCAATTAGATAGAAACAGAGTAAAAACAGCATCATTATGAAAATAGTAGAACTGATACTAGACGAGGAAGAAATGATGGCCGGAGTGCAGGCCATCTCTATTGTGGAGTACCCTGCAATCGAAGAGAACTTCGTGAAATTAAGCAAGGACCAGGAGATCAAACTAGCAGAGGTAGACAGTGAGCGCCGCATCCTGATGGGACCGGCACTCATTCCAAACAAGACGATCTACCGTAAGAACGGAGAAGACGAATACTACATCTACTTCAGCAAGGACACGATCCGTAAAGTAAGCGAGATGTTCCTTACCAAGGGAAACCAAAACAAGAGCACGCTAGAACACCAAATCGATCTGCAAGGATTGAGTGTGGTAGAAAGCTGGATCGTCGAAGGAGAGCAAGACAAAAGCCGAGCCTTCGGTATGGAGGTACCGGAAGGCACCTGGATGGTATCGATGAAGGTCTACAATGAGGACGTATGGGAAAAGTACGTGAAGACCGGAAAGGTGAAAGGCTTCTCCATAGAAGGCTACTTTGCCGATAAGGTGAATATGGGAAAACAGCTAGACCTCGAGGAGATCATCGATGAGGAACAACAAGCTGAAATACTCCTAGAGGAGATTCGCAAAGAGCTAGAAACGCTAAAAAGCGTTTCCGAAAATGCAACAAACAAGAAATAATTAGTTATTTATATATG